AATTATATAATACAGTTAGAAGCTAAAGCTACTCAAAGAATAAAAGTAATTGTACAAAAAAAAGATGAAAATATAAAGATTTATAAAGATATATACAATTCAATACCAATAGATTCAGAGAAAAGAGAAGATTTAAGATCATCTCATTCAAAGTTGGATGATCTTGACGAAGATTCACATCCTCAATATCTCAAAAAAGATGGCGGAACAATAACTGGAGACATAAAAATAGCTAAAGGGGTCAAGATGGGTGGTGTTGATGTTTCAAACCATTCTCATTCTGGCATAGACGGTTCAAACTTAATAAGTGCTTCTAGTATTGATTACGAAAAAGCAAGAACAGATTATTACAATTCTGCGCAAAATGCATACGGGCATATAAGGGTAAGTCAATTTACTCAATCGCTTTTAGTTGGAGGAGGAGTTGCTTTTGATGCGACTCTAGAAATAGATATAGAAGATGATAAAATAAACTCATATGAATTTGAAATACTGTATAACGAGGTTTAATTATGACATGGTTTAACTACACTACTTCCGGAAGCCAAAACTATGCTCCAGTCAGAAGAAGAATAGTTTTTCCTCAATTGTCAGAAAAATTAAAAGTAGGAGATTGGCTGCACGTAAACCTTGATGTCTTAGACATAGGAAAATTTTATTATTATGAGAATGGTTTGATAAAAAAAAGTTTTGACCCAGATGCATATCTCGTAGTATACGAAACGGAAGGCACAAAAACCGCCACATTTAGTTTTATCGTTGACGCAGATAATAGCAGCTCATATAAAAGAAATTTGTGGTTTAAATCCTTAACCAATATAGAACCTGGGTTTAAGCCAACTGGAGATTATTATATCTATTATCATAAAGACAACATTCAATATATTTCGCTGCAGGGATCAAATTATCAATCAACGACAAGTCCATCTGGGTCTAATTTTATAGCAACTGTATCTGGAAGTTCTGCTTCTACCATAAATTACTATTCAACTGAGGTTTTAGCAGCACTGAACGAAAGAGTTTCTGCTATGAGCTTTTTGGGGGACAAAGAAGTTTGGCGAAATGGAAAAACCCTTAGCCATGGAGCCAAAGTGTTAGGTCCATTCAGTGGGCCAAGACTAAAAATATATGCGGATAAAAATAGTTCTTCTGGTTTTATTTATTTAAAAATAATAAAATCTTCTGCGGTTGGTGACGGTCAAAAAGTAGTAAAAGAAGGAACAGAAATTGATCTTTATTCTCCGACAAATTTATTAGGTCAATTAATATATGAACTAGACATGCAACAAGATCTCTCTTTTTCTACTTATGAAGAATTATATGGTGAATTTTATTTTGAAATAGAAACTTTGGAAAAAAAGAATGAAGCATCACATTCTATTGGATGCAATATGGTAAAATATGCCTTTTCCAAAAATTATGAATTGCAATTTGACAAAGAAGAAATAAAATCAGACATAGCGTTTAAAACGATCGGTGGTGTAAAATAATGGCAAAGATAACAAGAAAGATAACTGGTCTTAAACCAAATCAAAACTATTTAGTTTTATTTAAGGCAAAAAATACCGAGCTCTCAGCGATTGATGAACCACATCCTTCAATAAGAATGCTTACGCCGACAGACACAAGCATACCTTCTGCAATAGACAACGATACATTTTTTATATATGGCAATTACAAGTCGGTAATGTTTGTTTTTGAGCCAACAGAAGATATTGATGTAGATAGGTATAAGTATGAACTATATTCAGATCCAGCTGGAACAAACCTAATCTCTTCTGGATACGCCACCTCCAGTGTTTTTACAATTGACGTACCGAACAATAGTAGTGCCGAAGAAGACGATGATATTCAAAGTAGCGTTAAGTACTACGGAAGAATAAAAACTGTTGATACGTCGGAAAATGAAAGTGGATGGACTCCAAGCAGTGGACTCAAAGAATCCAGCGAAACAGCTCTCATAGAAAGCTCCCACATAAGAAATCTCACTGCATCAAAGATTACTGCTGGGACAATAAATGCGCACGAAATAATATTGAAACAACAGGGTGTGCGAACATCTATTAGTGCACCAGCAAATATGGCCATACTAAGGTCTTCAGATTACAATGGTTCCTATAATAATGGAACCAATCAATGGTCTGCGGGGACTAGTGGTTGGGTAATAGCAGGAAATGGTTACGCAGAATTTAGCGTAGGCTCAATTAGAGGTGGATTAAAGGCCCAGTCTATTTGGATTAACTCTAATAATAGATGGAATAGAAATGCTAACGATACCACAAATGTTAACGAATTCAAAGTTGGATCAGCAACTAAATACATACATTTTGATGGAACAGATGTTGTATTTACGGGAAATTTAAACGCAGCTGGTGGAACTTTCACTGGAGATTTAAACGCAGTTGGTGGAACTTTCACTGGAAATTTAAACGCAGTTGGTGGAACTTTCACTGGAAATTTAAACGCAGTTGGTGGAACTTTCACTGGAGATATATCTGCCGCTAGTGGAACTTTCAGTGGAGATTTAAACGCAGCTGGTGGAACTTTTGAGGGAGATTTAATCGCAGTTGGTGGAACTTTTGAGGGAGATATATCTGCCGCTAGTGGAACTTTTACTGGAGATCTTTTTGGATCAACAATAATTGGTGGCCAAATTAATATAGGTGATGGAACATTTGAAGTAGATTCAGAAGGCAATATGGAGGCCACCTCAGCAAACGTCTCTGGTGAAATTCATGCAAGCAGTGGAAAGATTGCTGGTTGGGTTATTGAGGGAGACAATCTAAGAGATGACCAGAATATAACCATATTAAGGCCAGGTGGAGTGATAGAAATCGGTAATGAATTAAAGGCAAGTGGAGACGTCCGTAGTGGAGCTGATGTAAAAGCAAGTCGGTTTTGTTTTGGCAAATGTAAGACTTGGTCAAGGCAGCGCTGAAGTTATTTCTCGGTTCTCATCGTGATATTGTCAGGGATGATGAGAATGGTCAAATTTATTTGACCGCCTCTAAAATGGAACTAAAAAAAGACATTGAACATTATTCAAACGGAATTGAAATTATAAAAAAACTAAGTCCAGCTAGATTCAGATGGAAAAATTGGAGATATAGAAATGAAGAAGTTGAGTCAATTTTTTTGGAAAAAAAACATTATGGTTTCATTGTAGAAGAAGTTGCAGAAGAACTTCCGAATTTTGTTGCGTGGGATGTTGAGTCTGATTCGCTTGCGCCTCAAATGTGGGATTTACAGTCCGTAATTTCGGTTTCTGTGGCGGCAATTAAAGAATTGGTAGAAAAAGTAGAAGCATTAGAGGACAGAATAGAATAAGTCTATAATAATTTGTTTTTTAAGACAAGATGGTGTATAATTTATGTTAATTATGTCAAAAATTTTTAGCAAGAAAAACAAGGAAACCCCATCGGAGCATACAATGCCGCAAACAGAAAATTTAGATGAGCTTGAAGTTTCTGCAAAAGAAAATTCTAATTTGGATATTAATTTGGTTATATCATCTTTTCAAGATAAACTTACCCAAGTTATGACTGAATTGGTTATAAAAGAAGCTACAATTAAACAATTGTTATTACAAATAGAAAAACTAAAAGGAAGATAAAATGAGCGAAAATACACAAGAAGCACCAAAAGAGTTTAAAATTGAGATTACAATTTCAGATAAGAATATGTCGTATAAAAGCGACTTCTCAGAACCAGATACTTTGTTTTGGATTGATGCAGTAAAGTACACAATTTTAAAGAAAACTTTTGACACTGCAGTAGAAGAAAGCTAATTAAATTAGCCAAAAGGTCTACTATTTTATATAGGCCTCAATTTTTGGACGTTTAACTATGGCTATTAAAAAATATTTTCAACCTTTCACAAGGGAAACTGAGTTGGATTTTGTTGCAAAGACAATGAATCCAAATGACGTAAAATCGTTAGGCAAAACTTTTAAAATAGCTGCTCTTGCTCTTGGCTATCAGGGTACAAACTATTTTTACACTGGTAGGAGCAATTTTGAACCCTCGCCATATGATTTTGATAGAATAATACAAGCTGTAGACACTGACTCGTATGTAAAGCAAGCTGTTCAAAAGTATAAGGATCTCTTTTGGAAAGAGGGCTGGAAAATAACCAGCGAAAATCAAGAAGCAGTATCTTATCTTTATCAAAGAATAGATTACATGGAAATGGCTATGAAAAAGCCTTTTCTTGATTTTCTTATTGAACTGTCAGATCAACTAATTAAATTTGGGAATGTTTTTATAGTCAAGGCAAGAGGAGATCTTAATCAGTATTTTCCCTCCAAGCTGACTCCAATTGGAGAAACTAACACCATGCCAGTCACTGGATATTATCTTATCCCAACAGAACAAGTAAGGATTTTGAGGGATAAATATAATAGACCAAAGTCTTACATGCAACAAACAGACCCCCTAACCTATGCTCCAACAGATAGAGATCCAGTATGGTCTGCGGATAGAGTAATACATCTTTACTTTGATAGAAAACCAGGTCGTGCATTTGGTACACCCTTCTTGTCAAATGTGCTAGATGACGTTGTTGCCCTAAGGCAAATGATTTCCTCTCTACAAATATATTATTGGAACAGCGGATCAACCAGCTGAACCAGAAGAGATAGAAAGAGCAGCATCAGAAATAGAAAATCTAAGATCAGAGGGTGGATTGATTCTTCCCTATAGGCATGATGTTGATGTGATAGGTTCCGCAAAGGAAGCTCTGGATTCAGATCCATACCTACAACACTTCAAGGAAAGAGTTGCGATTGGTCTTGGTGTTGCACCACATCATCTTGGCATGACATTGAATGGTGGGAACAGGTCAATGACGGAAAGGCTTGATACATCACTCTATGATAAAGTCAAGCAATTCCAAAGACAGTTTTCTGAAATGATAAGACTTCATATATTTAATGAACTTTTGTTTGAGGGTGGATTTGATCCAATTCAAAATCCAATGGAACCAGACACATCAGAA